ATGAAAAAACCTCTTTTGGCCTTGCTACTTGTCGCATCTCAAAGCGCCTTCGCAGACAAAATCCCAGACTCTATTGAGAATCTCATTGCTGTTTACGATACAAGATCGCACAGCTTGGACAATGGCGAGCTAACCATTAAATACAGCAAACCAAAATTATTGATAGATGCCGCTGAATCACTTTTCAGTGGCATTTGCAATGATTACTTTATGAACAAATGGAAGCCAGAGACGATTAAAAAAATCACTCTGTTAAATGTTTCCCATGACCAAGGTTTTAGGATTAATGGCGGTGGAGTTGAATGTAAAAAAACTGGCTCCATGGAAAACGAAAAGGCACGCGCTTACAGAACCAGTTTGATTGAACCTCTGCAATAAACTTTTGTTACGTTAAAAGTTCATATGCCCCTGCCCGGCGGCAGTGGGGTGCGGCGGGGCATTATCAATAACTCCAGGTGTCATGATGTATCGCACTACGGTTTCATGAGTGATGAAGGTGGTTCCGCAATTAATGTTCTGGCACTGACAGTAACGCTCTTTTGTCTGATCCGTTACCCGAAAGCTACTCCGCGTATGCGCCGCGTGGCCGCACTTTGGACAATTCATCATTACATTTATCTCCCGCCCTGCACATTTCAATCACATAATGATACACATAACTTCCATTTTGTGAACCTAATCAGCTCATTTCTAAATCATCAATCTTCACTTCCAGTTCGATGCTGGTCGTAAATCCGCTATCCGGGTTGACCGTGTGCGTTAACGTTGTGATGGTCCATTCCGCATCATCAATGGGCTGTTTAAAACCGCTGACCTTAACGGGCATTTCTGTATACAGATCCGCGCGGCCTTCTGCCAGCTGGAGAGAAAATGTCGCCACGCCGCGCTGCAGCCGCTCCCAGTTCATTTTTGCTGCCCGTTCTGCATTACTGCGGTTCGCATAGGTACGGTTCAGAACCAGCACATTCTCATCTGTTCCGACCAGGTAATCCCCCTGCTTTGCTTCCGGCTCTTTGGGTTTTGTCGTCCTCCGGCGGCGCTTCACCTTTGCAGTTTCTTTCTTTTCCGGTTCCCGGGTATGCAGCCAGTGAGCGATAACACCCGTATATGCTCCCCTGTCAGCCAGGCTAAACCGGTGACTGTCTCCGTCCTTACGGGTAATAGTGATGACCGGCAACGGTTTACCACTTGCTGTTTTCCCCTGCCCCTGCCGGATAAACAGCAGATTACCGTCCTTGACTGAGGCAATCGCGCCATACTGCCGCGCCAGCTTCATTAAAAAGCTGGCGTCGCTTTCGTTGGTCTGGTCCAGGTGATCCAGCGCCATCGCAGCAACATCATTTCCTATAGCAACTTTAAGGTTGTGCCGTGCGGCAATGTCTTTCACCACATCGCCCACCGTCGTTTTGTGCCAGGACTTCTCACGCCGGACATTCAGCGTTTCCCTGAAATCAGCACTACGGGCACGGATTGTCAGCCTGTCCGGGCTGCCGCTATGCTCTATTTCGTCAACGGTAAACTTACCTTTTGAGTACAGCGGCTCGCCTTTCCATCCCAGCGCCAGAGAAATCACTGCGCCACGACGCGGCATAATTACCAGGCCGTCGGCGTCGTCCAGCTCCAGATCAAGCTGGTCAGCTTCAAATCCGCGGTTGTCGGTCAGTGTCATACCCAGCAGACGTTTATCCAGCGTCTGCGTGGCATCTTTGCCTTCAATCACGATCCGAAAGGCCGGGGTCTTGCTTCCGAGGTTGAGTAAATCAGCCATCTCGCTCACTGCAGCAACCCTCCTACCGTGGATCTGATGTTCCCTACTGCGGCGGCGGCAGAATCCTGCAGACTGCTAAGCTGATCACTCAGACTGCCGAACATTTCAGACAGGGACTCATCCACCCGTTTAAGCCCCAGTGAAAACTCTATTTTCCTGGCTTCTCCACTGGCGAAAAATTCCGTTTTCGTCTGGTTAAGGCTCTCAATCACATACATGCCGTAGATAGTCCCACCACCCTCGATCAGCGGCCACGCCTTCCCCTGCTCTGCCATCAGCTCCAGCGCCAGCAACGACAACCGGCCGCCGGTCACTTCCGGCATGAGGACGCCGGAGAGCGTCAGCTGATCGTTATCTGGCCCCAAAAATTGCGTTGTCGGACGGCGATTAACGCGGTTGTTGGTCACATGGCGCCAGTTCCGCTGATACTGCAGTTGCTGATAGGGAACCGTGCGCAGCTGAAACACAAACAAGCCCAGGACCATCATCATGAATCGTACCCCCCTTGATCACTGAAATTGCTGCGGGCCTTCGCCTTCATGCGTCGCTCGCGCGCATCAAGCTGCCGTGCAACTTCCTGCGCAATATCCTGCGCACTCTGTCCGGGCAGAGCCTGGATAATAATTTGCGCATGGGTTTCAAACTGGAATACAGGCTGGCTGCCTGCTGGCTTATCAGTTACAGGACGGTATGAAGCTGCCGGCAGACTCATGGGATGAAGCGGGGCGGCCTCTGCTGGCATTGCTCCCCCCATCATTCCGGCGACTACGGACGCCAGCGCGGCCGTTCTCCTGCGGCTGGTCACATAGGCCGGACCGTTAATCAGCTCCGGGCCATTCTCGCCAGCAATACCCACCTGTCCACGTGGAATATAACCACCGCTGTCATACATCCCCGCGAAAAATCCTGGGGTCTTTTTCTGCGGTGAGGCGCCCTGCGAATTATCGCCGCCGGTCATCCAGTCCGGCAGGTAGCTTTTGACCGATGCCAGCTTGCTCTTAAGCGTTTCCCATTTCTCATTGATACCGCTCAGGATGCCGTCAATGATCGCCCCGCCCACCGCTTTAAATTTTGCGGGCAGCGCGGCAACATCACTCAGAATTTCATCCCATTTGCTGCTTATGGTCTGCTTAATCACAGCCCAGGCTACTGACACCCCTGACGTGATGGCATCCCACAGTGCTTTAAACTTCGGCCCCAGCGTTTCCCAGTTCTGCCAGATATAGATGGCTCCCATCGCAATCAGGCCAACTATCGCCAGAATGGGGTTAGCCATCATCAACCGGCCTAACCAGATGACCGCCTGGCCTGCGCCGCCAATTACTCTTGTGACCAGACCAAACGCAGAAGCAAATTTAAGCTGGAGAATGCCAGCACTTACCCGCACTACCGCCATAGGTCCCAAAATGGATGCAAGGGCCAGTGACACCACACCCGCTGCGGTAGCTACCACGGCAAACACGGCCGCAATTTTAAATAGCGCCGCCGTCAGTTGCGGATGACGCTTCACAAAACCATCCAGCGCGGACGCCAGATTACCCAGCCAGTCCGCAATATTTTTCAGCACCGGCGCGACGGTTTCACCGATGCTCGCCATGGCGTTGGTAAAGGAGCCGCCAGCGGCTTCCCATTTGTTGCCTAGGGTATTAAGCGATGCTTCGACGCGCTCGCGCAGGGTAGCCTGGTTCTCCAGCTTCGCTACTGTTTCACGATAACCATCAATACCTTTTTGGATCATGATATCCAACGCCTGCAGCGTTTCTGAATCATTGCCAAACAGGTCTTTTTTTGTTGCCATCTGCCTCTCGGGAGTAAGTTTGCTCAGCTTACTTAGCTGGACATACATATTTTCCAGCCCACCAAATCCTCCCTTACCATCAGAAAAATTAAACTTAATGCCGGTCCCTTTTAGATCATCATTAACAGCTTTAATTTTCTTTGCATCCAGGGCAGCCTGGAATATTTTCCGATACGCATTCCCAGCAGACTCCCCGGCCATACTTGCCTGGTCGGCCATAACCAGCAGTGGGGCAAAAGTTTTAGCTGCATCTATCCCTTTTTTATTTAGGATACTCATCGCGCTACTAATTTTTGAAAAACCCTGCAGCATATTCCCGGGGTCTACGCCCGCATAAAAACCACGCTGGATAAGATCCATCAGGCTCATCATGTCTTTTTCGGTGGTCTGCGTGGCGTCCTGCAATTTTGCGGCAAACTCTGCCGCCTCCGTCGGCGCCATTTGCAGCTGCACGCCAAGGTAAGCCGCCGACTCACCCAGCCCGCCCAGGATAACCTGCGCTGACATCCCCTGACGGCGTAACATGGTCATCATGTTCTGAAAATCTGCCGTGGTACCGGGCAACCGGTCCCCCAGGGCAATCGCCAGCTTGTTCAGCTTCAGGAACTCAGGCGCCACCTTTCCGCCCGGTCCCATCATTGAGCCAGCCAGCTGGTTAGCGGCGTTCTCTGATTCCGAGTAGGCGCGAATGGGCGCCAGCAAGGTCGCGCCCGTTGTCACCCCGGCCGCCATCATCCCAGCCCCGTTCCCCGCCAGGCTGTTACGCACGTCGCGCATCTTGTCAGCTTTGGCCCTGATCGCATTCAGCTTACGCTGGCGCTCGCCCACGTCTCGCAAGCGCCGCTCCTGCTCTGCCAGCTGCTGGTTATAGCGATCCGTTTCGCGGGTAATTCTGGCCGTTTCACGGGCGCCACCGCCCGCAGAGATGCCAAGGCGGTACAGCTCCGCCCTGGCTGCAGCCATCTGCCGCGTTTCCTGCCCCTGCTTTTGTTCCAGGCGTGATACGGCGCGCCATTGCGCCTCAAGCGCCTGCGTCTGTTTTTTCGTGGGGGATTCGAGCGCTGCCAGCTCGCGCGTCATCATCTGCGCACGCAGCCTCGCCTGGTCCAGCTCGTTGCTGGTCCTGTTCAGGCTCTGTGAGAGTTGATCAAAAGATTTTAACTGGCTCCCCGCGTCGTTAAGCCGTTTAAGCTGATCACGGGTCTGCCGGATGCCGGAGGCCAGCTCCTTCGAGCCAGCCAGCGCATTTTTTAAAGGGCGGGTGAGTTTATCAACCGCATTCAGAACCACCTGCAGGCGCAGGTTTTTATCACTCATCGCTGGCCCCGCTACGCATTATCGCTCTGTGCCGCCACTCCAGCACTTCCGTCAGCGGCATAACGTCAGTGACGGACGGCGACCAGTGAAAGATCGTGGCGATATCCGCCACCAGGTCATCTACCGTCAGGCTGTCGGCAAATCGGCAAGTGCCGACTTCGGCAACAAAAAAAGGACCACCTCGACAGACATCGCGGCCAGGTCTGCCGGGTCGAGGTCCGCCATTTCCTGCGGGGTCAGCGTTGGTGTGGAGATGCGTGGGATCACGGTCATCATAGAGGCCACGTCCATCTCCATCACCGCCTGCAGTCGCGTACCGCGCAGCGCGCCGGATTGCGGCTTACGCAGCACAATTTCCGTAATCGTGGTATCACCGCGCTTAATCGGGCTATCCAGTTTCACCGTTGCTTCTGTTTTCTCACTCATGCTCTTTTCCTGTTATGGGTTGGCTGGCGCGACCTCGCGCGCCAGGAAAAAATTACAGACCGATGGCGTTACGGTGTTCTTCCATCAGGTCAACACCATCAACAACTTCAATCATGTTGATCGCATCGACCTCATAGAGCACTTCACCGTTAATGGTCAGCTTCGCGTAACAGTTAACGCTGCTGACTTTGGTGGAATTGCTCTCGCCGGTTTTCCACTCGCCGGAATCCACCTCTTTGTGGCGCCCACGGACGACCAGCTCAACGGCCTGCACTTCGCCGGTGTCGTCGCGCTGAATAGACCCGGTAAAGCGCAGCTGCACGCCGTCCACCGTGGCTTTGCCCATCTGTTTAAACAGAAGCGCCTCCGTACCGCCAATGGTCATTTCCGTATCCAGCGCGCCATCATCCAGCCCCAGATCAATACCGACTGAACCGGGCATACCGCCGCCGCGGTAGTTTTCCAGCTTGCGGGTGAATTTCGGCAGGGTGACGGATTCAGCAATGCCCATCCAGTTGTTACCGGCGTTAAAAATATTCAGGTGTTTTAACTTGCGTGGTAAGGCCATGGGTCCCCCTTATGCGCTTACGCGGGTGGTGAAATCCACCAGGTAACGGTCAGTGATGCGCTGGCGCAGCATCAGGTTTTCCAGTGGCGGCACTGGCGTATAGTCGTAGTCGATCCAGAGTTTCCCGGATTTCAGCGTGTCTTTGTCATTCACACTGTCATCAATCCAGCAATCACCGCCGATGAGGTAGCCCTGATTTACCAGGCTGCGCATTTTGGCGCGGATACCTTCGATAATGTCGCGAGCCAGCGAAGGGTTAAGCGGCTGGTCCACCGCCCACATATGCGCCTCCGCCATGGTGTCTGCCAGCACCTGCGCGGTACGGGTGTAGTTTTCAAACTGGAATAACGGGTCATCGCTGAGGCAGCGGGAACCCCAGAAGCGGAAACCATCCTTGCGGATCAAGGTGGTGACGTCGTTCTGGTTCAGCAGTCCGGCATCGGTTGCAGGGTCCTGCAGATCCCAGAACACATCCGCAGACAAGCCGGTTACGCCGTTGACGCCCACGTTAGAAAGGGTTTTATGCCAGCCGGTCTGCTCGTCGATTTTTGCACGCAGACCCAGCGCACGGGCAGTGGCGTAAGCAGTCGCATCCGCCTGCAGCACAGTGTCAAAGTTGATGAAATCAGGCCAGATCAGCATCCCTTCTCGCTGACTGAAATTTTCGCGGTAGGCAATCGCTTCTTCCACGGTTTTACAACCGTAGGCAGACAGATACGCAAAACCGCGCAGGCTCTGCGCCACGCTTAACAGCTCAGTGGAAACAGCCTGCGTGTCATGGCCCGGCACGCCCAGAATGCGCGGCTTCACGCCCAGCTGCGACTGCGCCGAAAGCAGCGCTTTGATGCCCGTTTTCTTACCGTCAGCGGTTACACCGCCGATAATATTGGAGGTGGTTTCCGCTTCGGTGTCGCCCTGGGCAACACGCACCACTACGGTGACGGGTTTTGCCTGGTCTGCGATGGCGTCCAGTGAGCGGGCCAACGTGCCGGACTCGCCCGCTTTGCCGCTGGCGGTCAGCACATCGGTAAGCAGAACCGGCTTATTGAGCGGGAACACAGAGGCATCGGCATCATCGCCGGTGCATACCATGCCCACAATCGCCGTGCTCACCGTCGTGATAGAGCGGGTGCCGTCGTTAACTTCAACAACACGCACGCCGTGGTGATAGTCTTGCGCCATGAATGAATCTCCTGTTTAGGGGGTTCACTCATGGTAGGGAAATCATGCACCGCAAGCCGTTGATGGCCGTTGTACCGTCAATGACACAACCGCAGACAGAAAAAAGCCCCTTATAGGGGCAGACTAATACCGGGGTTTATCAGGCAACGCGGCTCCAGCACATCAGCAGTGTGTGGGCCTCAACCACGCTGATTGATTTCCCTTCACCGAGGTTATCGGTTTTGCCAGTGGTCGTGTGTTTGTGGGGCGGTACCGTGACTTCGTGGTCGTGTTCTCCGGCATCATCTGTCACGCCCAGCTCTTTAGGGTTAAAGAGCTGACGCACATCACCGCCGATTTCCCAGGGGTCATCTTTACCGGCCACACCACCATGATTGTGAACACCGCCGCGCGTGGTCGTCAGCTTCTGCTCTGGCTGTTCGCTGGTTTCGCCGGTCACTTCAATCTGAACGGCGGGCAGGTTGGCACGCTGCAGTGTAACGGTATCGCTGCCGCCGCTCTGCCCGACGTCCGATCCGTCAGCCTTTCCGACGCGGATCGTTTTGTTTTCGCCGGTGTACACCCATTGGGACCACGGCCAGCGCTCATTAGGGTTAATATTCTGATTAAAAAATCGCGTGGTGCCGACTGGATTATCCAGCTCCCAGGCATCGCTTACTGCCGTTTTGACGGCGGCGGCAATAATCTGCTTTATGTTCGTATCGAGGTCGCCTAACACCTCATCGGTATAATCTTTTGCCTCATTTTTTGCGCGTTCCACCTCATCCACGCTGGCAATCATCACTGTCGGGTCAGTCATCAACTGCACATCGGCGGTATTGCTGACCGCTATCCACAGATTGATTGCCTGCAACCGGCCCGCGCCCTCCGCAAGCATCGGTTTATAAGAGGGCGGCAGGTTCGCTACTGCCAGACAGTCGCCTGCATCATCGTATAATCCGGCTTCCCGCAACCAGAACCCGCCGACCTGCGGCTGCATGACCATTTCAGCACGGATCACATTTGCGGCCTGGTCAGCGATGACCAGCCGGTTTAATGGTGCGCGGTATAGCTCGTTAATCAGCGAGTCCTGCGCGGAGAATGGCACAGCAGATTGCCCGCCACCATCCCCCACGCCCATCATGGTAAACCCGACCTGTTCACCAGTGATAGCCGCAGCCGCCAGTTTGTCGCGGCCTTTTTCGGTCAGAATGGCCTGATATACTTTTTCCATACTCTCCCCCTGGCTTAAACGACTGGCAGACCGATCGCGCGGGTAATCGCACCGGCAATCGCGTAACCGCCGGTATTCGGGTCAGGGTGAAGCCCGTCGCCAATCATCCACGGTCTCGCTGAACCGGCTGCATAATCCTCATGCCTTTCACCAAATGATGCCTGCATATTTAAAAACGCCACATCCCTGTCATCACGTGCGATTTTGTACATCACCTCCGCGTAAGTGGTCATGGGAATACTGTTTCCGCCGTCGCGGTTATTTTCCGCCGGGCAAATCAGCAAAATATCAGCCGTGGGGCGAACTGAACGGACGTTATCAATCATCGTCAGAATGTTATCCCTGAACGTCGATGCAGACAGCTTCGCCCCCTGGTCATTCGTACCCAGCATGATGGTAACCAGATCCGCCCCAAGACTTTCAAATGCCGCAAGCCAGCGTGCATCCATCGCCGTCACCCAGTGACGGGAGTTCGAACCGCTACCGCCCATTTTGTGGATAAGCACACCCGATGCGGTTTTATTGAGGATGTTGACGCCGTAAAGCGTTACCGGCGCGGTGATGACCGTATACGTCACAGTACCGTTTCCGGTAATCGGAAGCGCGAGCGGAAAAATCTGCATCCCGGCCGGATAGGTCGAAAGGTCAATTGTGACCGGCTCTCCCCCCGTAGCCTGATACTGAATCACACCTGAACCACCCTCCGCGAACAGGAACGAATCAAATCCCTGCGAAAAATCCTGGCTATATGAAATCGTCGCGCCGCTGGCCGCTGCCGTCACTGACGAAATATCCGGGCCGTGGCCGGTGTTATAAGCGCAGGTGAAGCCGCTGCGGTTGACCTTCGTCCCGATAACATCAGTGTTATCGCCGTTAGGGTCAAAACCAAACGAGCGCCAGCCGTACCCGATGGGTGGCACTATGGCGGCCGTGCCTGCATTGTTGAAATAGCGCCATAATATCTGCGCCACTTTCAGCACATAACGCGCTGACGTTCTGGTGTAGCTATCGCCCAGCATCGCCACGACCAGCCGAACCGCCTGGGCGAAGGTCATTTTAGTCATTCGCATACGGGTTTCACGCAGTCGCTCCATCCCGTAAACATCCGGGACAATCACCGTTTCCGGCTGCGGCTCCGGCTGGCTTCCTCCACCGGCTACCGGCGTGCCATCGGGCATAGCGGAAAGTAACGAATAAGCAAACGGCTCGTAAGCCGTCGATGCGGTACCTTCCTCCATCTGGAACGTGTCACTAAAGGCCACGCTGACTGTTACCCGGACAAAATAACAATCGGCGTCCGGCGTAATTGATTTAATATTCTGACTGGCATCAGCCACAGTCCTGATAAACGCTTTATCTTTCGCATATAGCGTGACAAATCTGGCTCCGGGGTTTAAGGCATAAGTATTACCCGGAGTAACAGCAATGAAATCTGAATAATCATAACGATCATCAGGTTCACGGATTACTCCACCCTCATCAATATACCCTGACTTCCTGGTATATTTATTGAAAAGGTTTTTCCCTGATACCAGCAGGCCATGCTGTACAAAATCAATATCGAGTTCATTCGCAAGGACCATTTCCCCCGGTATACGTACAGGCGTACCGTCTTTAGCTTTTGGGGCCATCAGGTGAACATATTCATCTTGTTGACCCAGGCGCTCACCTTCAACCAGAGACATTGACGGCGCATTGCTTTTCAGCACCGTAACGCGCACATACTTCGCACCGACAGGTGTGGTAAAACCTGTCGCCCTGACGATGGTCGATAAAAATTTTTTATCTGCGTCTGAAAACTCAACAAACCGCATCTGGAGGTTTGATTTATATTTCACTCCCTCTTTCACGTGAATATATTCTGAATAGACATACTCCGCGCCTGACGATCCCTGAATCGGGTATACAGAGCCATACTCGTTAATATATCCAGTACTTACTTTATTTTTATTAAACAGGTTAACTCCAGCACCGAAAACCAATGAGTTTTCATTCTGAACCACCCGCCCAAACTTCACCTTTCGGCCAGCGTATACATCAGGTGATACCAGACAAAAAGGCTCAAACTCCGTCGCCACCTCGCCACGTTCAACCATTGTTGCTGTGACGACCGCCGTCGGCACCTCAACGCGTAAAAATGCGGCATTTTCCGGGATGACTAAGGCACCGATAGGTTTTGCCAAAAATGATTCATCATACTGTCTGCTGATAAATACACCATTTTCATCATACCAGGCAGCTGCTTTAAACTGCTGATTAATGCAAATACTACCCTCTGGCGAAACAGCAATATAAGCAGAAACCGACGTGGTGTAATCACCATCAGTAAATATTGTCCCGATAGAGGATAGGTGAACACCGTTCATCACAGCAGCCGGATCAAAAAGGTTTTTTCCCGGTGTAAAGTCCAGCGCTTCAATAACATTCATCCTGGCAGTTTGAACATTCTGCGGCAGCACCATCTGATAACGTTCGTAAGGAAGCACTCCGGCACCAAACGACAGCTGAAAAGTGTCAATGAGGGGAAACGACACAGACAGTCGCACCCACGCGGCGTTATCTGGTGTGGTAAACGAATATACATTGATTACATCGCTGATATAATTATAATTTTTATCGTAATACGTAACGATACGAATCCTTTTATCAGAGCAGTACACGCCCCCAGCTTTCACGCCAATATAGTCCGAATAACAATAATCAGGGTTTACTCGCGGCTCGCCAGAACCTTCAAATAAATAATACCCAGAGATTACTGTATCTTTGTTAAAAAGGTTATTTCCTGACGAATAAATATTAGCCTTTCTGATATCACGATGAATCTGATTAACCGTTGATGCTCCTGGCACCCGGTCTACGATTTTGGCCACGCCGTTATTATTCAGGTAATACGCTATCGGATATTCGTCATCATCATGGCGCACGATGAAATATTGCCCGCCGCGCGTCAGTGACAGCCCGGTAATCGTTCCTGTCGGATCGGCTTCATTTGGCACCACGAACGGAATAATAGCGGAGGCATCAGGCAGGGATTTGCCAGTAGCAACCGGGACGCCATTCACATTTCGATATTCATCCACCCACGTCAGCCCGTTCTGACTCCTGACTGAGAATAATGCACCCTCCGGGATAATTCCCTGCTGAATAGCAGATATTGCGGCATCCTCAGACCAGTACGGGGACTCACCTGTTTTAATCACATCCATGCTGTCCATCAGATAACGGGTACGGTTTGCCAGTTGTTTAGCCTGAATATTTGCGGAACCTGTCAGACCGCCTTCCACTTTTTCAGCACGCGATAACAGGTGAATGCTGCCTTCCCATACCGATTGTTCAATGATGTTTGTCATTATTGCTCACCTGAAAAATAATAATTACCGCTAAATTGCGTCATACCGTTATAAAAAATGCCGTCATCTGGTTTATAGCCTGGCGGGTAAACCGTAATTTCTTCTCCATCAAACAGCGTTAAACCGGTGCATGCGGTCCCCCTTACTGATGTGGATAAAGTAAGTTGCGATATATGCCTGCTGACTGGCTTCGCATCGCCAATAATCCGCTCAAGCTCGTAAATCATCGACTCCGTGATGCCGATTTCATTCAGATCGATCTCAAGACGAAACGTCCCGGCGGGGTCGGCCACCTCCCACCATTCCTCAAGGGTCATTGAGTAACCCAGCCCCTCGATCACCCGCTTAACTGCCGCCACCGTACCTTTGCGCTGATGGATCCAGAAAGCATCGCTGACCGCCTGCCGCTTAGCGGTTTCTGTCCAGTTTTCCTCCCAGCGGTCAACGGAGAAAGCCCAGGCCAGATAAGGCAGAAACTTTGCCGGGCATTTCCACGGGTTCCACAGGTCACGCAGCGGCACGTTTAAATCACTGATACCTGAACAGGCTTGCGCCAGCCTGCGCTCCAGCGCAGACGACCCTGGCGGTAACAGACTGCTAGTCATCAGAGCCACCAATTTCTGCTTTAAAATCGGTGCAATATGACGCCTGCGTTTTATCTAACACCATGTCCGCCAGGGGCTTCATCAGCTCAACGCGCTGGACGCCCTGAACATGTAGAGCGGCATAGATCGCAGACAACCGCACGTCACGCCCCAGGCGACGCTGCTCATTGATGTATGCCGTACCCTGCGCTTTCGCGGCCGCCAGGATGGGTTCCTTTGCCGGGCCGGGATAGACATAAAGAACCGCATCAATTTCATAGGGGACAATCTCAGCAGATCGGACACTCACCCGATCCGCCACCGGCCGTACAGCCTCATCATTCAGGGCCTCACCGACGACCTGCAGTAAGTCTTCCGGCGCAGTACCATCGCCGTCACGGGCCAGAATAGTCACCACGACTTCCGCCGGTGACGGGCTGAACGCCGACGCGTCCGCCACCCGACCATCCGAGCTAAGCGCGTGATATTCATAAGCACCGACTGGACCGGCAACGCTCATCCCCTCAAAGGCTGCCGGGATACGCTGGCGATAATCCGCGTCAGATTCCATTACTGCCTCCGTTGGCGGCGTAGTGGTGTTATCTGCAGCGGTAATCACCCGGCGCTGTACGTTGTTATTCGCGCCTAAATTGTCCAGGTCATCCCCGCCGGAATAGGCCACCATCACGGCTTTCGCCGCCTCGTTAATCCGCTGGCGCAGCAGCAGCTCCCGGTACACATTTTCCTGCAGCATTTTCACCACCGGCTCAGACTCAAGCGTTAAGGTGCGGGCCACGGCATCCTGTTCTTCTGCCGGAAATAACGCGACAAATTCAGCCTTGCGCTCAGACAGCAGGGTTTCAAAATCCGGCACATCCACAATTTGCGGCGGCGGCAGCTGGGAAAGGTCAATAACGGCCATTGTCTGCTCCTGTCGATACGGAAAGGGACACTGGCACGCCGTCATTACGCTGGCCTGCCAGCTCAATAACCATTGCGCCATCCATGCTGCTGCTGTTAACCGTGATGGTGTCCAGCTGCAGCCGCGGCTCCCAGCGCCGCAGCGCCACATATACTGCAGCCATGATCTGCAGGCGCAGCGCCGGGTTTTGCGGCTGGTCAATGAGTGCTGAAAGCAGGGAACCATACTCCCGGCGCGCAAGCAGGCTCCCTTGCGGGGTCAGCAGAATGTCACGCACTGACTGGCGCAGGTGGTCAGTTTCCGTTATGGCTCTGCCGGTATCGCGGCTCATCCCGATATAGAGCGTCAAAATGGACCTCCCGTCGTTCCGCCACTGTCGCCAGGGTGTTTATGCTTATCAGCAACGACGCCGTTTGACGTCATCGCGCCCCCGCCGTGGGTCACATCGCCATTCAGGATCACATTGCTGTTAATACGGGTGGTGTCAGCCTCGATCACAAACTCACCGGTTTTGCAGGAGACAACCTGCGAAGACTCAATCAGCACGCTTTTCACGCCGCGAATAATCCAGCGCCCGGTGGCGGGGTCGTATTCGAACCAGCCACCATCCTCGTATGCAGTCACGTCCGCACTTTCAGAGTCTGACGGCGGCGGGCAGGCGTTGGAGTAGATGGCCGGAAGCGCAAAGGCTGTTTCCAGATTGCCGCCCAGGCTGAACAGCACCACCTGCTCCCCTGGAGACGGGCACCACCAGGTGCGTGATTTACCTGCACGGTAGGTCAGCCAGTTAATCCAGTTGGTTTCGAGGTCGCCCGTTTTCACCCGGCACAGCCAGCCGTCCCGGTCCACTTCGGTCACAATGCCGGTGCGGATCAGATTGGTGATAAGGCGCATGATTTCGGTTAATTGCGTATTCATGAAGGCAAGATTGCCACGCGCGGAGGGAGTGCGGCAGCGTGGCGGGTTGTGTCATCCCTGACACAAAATCACTGTGACAACCAACGCAGTAAGACGTCTCGCGTAATGTCTTCTGATTCATCATTGATGCCGAGCAACCGGCGCTCTGCATATTTGACTTCCGGCCCTTTACGGCTGACCCGATCACGCAAGCCATAGTGATGCACGCGGGCTATGCGCTGCACACGGCTCTCAAACTCGACGCTTGCCGAGTCCTGGCTGGCGACGGCTTTCAGGTATTTTGTGGTGCGGAGTTTTGCAAACATCTGCCGACGGATGCGGCCCTGTTTCGTTCTGGCCGTCACGCGACGCGGCTCGTAAGCCGTCCCGTCGGGGTTGCGCTGCATCCTGATATTTTTCTGCTGGCTGCGGCGCAGCTGCTGTGCCAGATCCCGCATCATGCGCTTACGTGCGGCAGGCTCCAGTTCCGCCAGCAACGCATCTAACCAGGCGTCAACTTCCTGCAGCTCAGCCACGGCTCACCGCCCACATTTCGTCCGGTTCGTCCGGTTCCGGCACCGCTTCGACGCTGGACACGTCACCGTCAGCGCTGACTATCACACGCTCTGTCAGTTGCAGATTCAGGCTGATATCACAGATATCATTACGCAAAATGTCGACTTCAAAGGAAAGCAACTTTTCCCGCAGTTCCGGGTTATGAATAGCATCCGGCTGATTTTCCCTTAACCAGGCCACCACCGGCGCCATCAATAACCCCTGATCGCCGCTGAAATCCACAATCACCACATTCAGGGTGTAACGATACTCCCATGAAAGTGACGCTGCCCCGGTTGCCACCACCGATCCGTTATCAACGAACAAATGCAGCTTATCCGGGTTATCGCGGACATATGGCACCGCGCTATTCAGGGCGCGGCGTAAGGATTGAGGCTTGTTCACTGTTTCGCTCCTGACAGGAAATTATCGCGTCCACTTTATCGGCGCAGACCGCCCAGGCCGCCTCCGCTTCATCCAGCGCGGTCAGCAGATCGCCGTTAGTGCGTGCCGCCGACTTTTCCAGGCGGCACTGCGTCACTCTGGGACAACCATTCACGGTAAGCAGCACCTCCGGCGAGGGCTGGACGTTCGCGCATCCTGATAATGTCAGCAGGCAGAAGAGTGTCAGCCCAGCGGCGTAAATCCTCATTTTCACGTTTTAACTCCTCAATTCTGCGCTGACGGCTTCGCAACAGGGCGTTTGTACTTTCTGCCGCCGCGTAAAGCCTTGCCTGTTCCCGGTTATTGGTTTCGGACAGGATGGACAGGGCGATCAGCTGGCTGTTCGTTTTTGCCAGTTTTTCGCCTGTCGTTTTCAGATCCCGCCCTTGCTGCTCGATGGTCTGGCTGGCCTCCTTCATCCGCCATGACTGCCAGCCAAGCGCCAGCACTACCAGCGCCAGAATTACCGCCATCGCCTTCGTCATACCGTCACCGGCTCCGCATCAATAATCTGCGCACGCAGAACCTTAAGCGCGACCAGCGTCAGCAGATAAAATACCAGGGTGACAACGTGGCCCGTAAAGGTGAGAAAAATCACAAGCAGTGAACACCTTGCCCATCTGATCACCTGGTTTCCTGGCGTACTGAAAAAGCGCGTCAGCGCCTGCTTTGCCTCTCCCCGATGTGTGCCGCCCGCATACCACCCAGCCATGCAAAGTAGCACTGCTCCCCAGCTCAGCAGGCTGGCTACCCAGGTCAAGGCTGTAACCAGTGCCGGAACAATACTGTTTGGAACAAAGAGACTAAAAATCATCAGCGCCGTGTACAGCACCGAAAATAACCCACCTATCAGTTTCTTTTTCATTTCGTTACGCTCCTTTTAAGCACCAGGACAGCTCCCGCGCGCGGCGGTTGTCCAGCCCCGGATTAAATACGCCTTTGACGTATACCCAGCGCGGCAACTGATAGCAGGCATCGCGCCAGCGCTTCTGATTGATAAACTTCACCATGGTTGAACCACAGGCATTGCCGGTTCCCACGTTGAAGGCCAGCGATACCAGCGCGTCATAGACGTTCTGCGGTACGCTCACCAGGACACAGCGATCCAGCGCCTTCTCCACCCTTAAAACGTTGGTGATGAAACTCCCGGCGGCCTGCCGTTCCGTGATGGTCTTCCCCGGCACCACGCCGGACGTATTGCCAATGCCATCGGTCCACACCCCCGCATCACACTGATACGGCTGCAGGCGGCAGCCCTCGTAATCGGCTATCAGCTTCAACCCTTCCACTGAGGTATGAAGTTGCTGAAAGCCCGGCAGGGTGGCGGCAATCGCCAGCACCGCCCCTACCAGGCAACGTTTAACGGTTGAAGGATTCATATTCCCCCTGTGTAATTTTTCCGCCGCGCAACAGCTGGTAGGTTTTGTGTTTGTAGTACCAGTTGATGGCCAGCATCAGCACGCCAATCAACACACCGCCCACTGTCGACACATCCTTAAGCGATAAATCTCCCATCCATGCCAGCAGTACAGCGATGCAGTACGTGATGAAGGCGCTGATCCGTTCAAGCGTCATATTTCAGTCCCATAACTGGACGGTCTGCACCGTGGAAGTGGTGGCAATATCCGGCAGCTCCACCTGCAGCCCGTGTGGTAAGAACGGGCCGTGCTCAGCCAGCCCCGGATTTGCCTGCAGTACCTGCTCCGTGACGCCCTGCGTGCGTCCGTAATGACGCCAGCAAAGCGCGTCCACCGTGTCACCCTGGTACGCACGCACTTTCATCAGATCAGCTCCACCGTACAGTGAGGCGCATCCTGGACCCGGCTGATTGCCCAGCGAGCATCACGCCACAGGTCGCCGCTGGCCTCCGCCAGCTCATCCCCCCTTTTCACACCGGAGGCCGTGGCGTCGTAGTCCTGGTAACGCTCATTCACCTGCGCACGTGCCCAGCAATAAACGGCGTTGTGGTAGTGGTGAATACGTTCGCTTTTACCGTCCAGCAAGTCCGCCGGTACATCGGCCAGCGTCATAAATCCCAGCGCCTGCTGGCGCTTGCGGAAGTCGTACAGCTCCGCATTGACCTCTGACATCGCAGACCGGATGAGTTGTCCGAGACGGGGTGACGTCACCGTGCCATCCGTCCGCATCACGCTGCGAAACTCTGATAAATCCACATCGGGCCAGAACGGCGTATTTTTGATAATTTCCGCCTGTTCCGGCGCCTGCTCAGGCGCAACAAACTTCATGCGGGCTTTCTCCTGAAATAGTGGGCGGTGGACGGGGTTTTGATGTGGCAAAAGCCTTTCGCCACCCCGTGCCGCCCGTGCGCGGGGCACGTTCCGTTAACGGCTGTCATTGCGCAATCTGCGCTCCAGCTGCTGTTTTTCTTTTTTGACGCCACAGCGTGGATCAAGCTGCAGCGCATGATTGATGTGATTCAGGGCGGAGGCCGGGCTGGTTTCGGTCAGTACAGCGCCAATCGCTTTATGCAGGCGTGCCCGTGACTGGTCTGGCATATCCTGGCCGTCTGTCAGCTCCAGTGTCTGCAGTAACAACCCGGCATCGAAAGATTCACCTGCCAGCAGAGCGGCCTGCGCAGCGTCTGCCATTTCCTCTGCCAGCACCGTCTGGACGTTACGGTTTCCGATGGGCATCACCCATCCGTGCCGCAGCGCATGACGCCCTGCATCGAGCGCACCGGCATAATCACCGGCATCGATACGCCAGAGCATTACAAACATCACCACGTCATCCTGCCGGGCACCATCAGCAGCCAGCACCCCCTCCACCCAGGCGGAATAACGGGGCAGCAGTTCCACTTTGATTTGGGCTTTCTTCACGGTGGACTGGATACCTTTCAGGCGGCGGCGGTCCTCCGCCAGCTGCATCAGCATCAGGTCATACCCCGTCGCGTGGCGAACATTGCCGCCCTGCCGGGCGGCCTGTTCAGCCTGGACGCGCAGGCGGTGCTGCCGTGCGGGACTCAGGCTCATGCGTTATGCCCCCTCGCCTTCCGGTACAGCTGGCGCGCTGAAATCCCCCATCTGGATGTTTTCGACCAGCGCCGCGCAGCGGTAATCCTCAACCACATACGCTTCATTGACGGACTCGAAATTCTCAATCCGGTCACGTTTCGGGTTATCGATAACAGAACGACGGCGGGTATCTTCCTGCCAGTAAATGGACAGGTTATCCAGGCGGGTGATCAGCAGTGCATTCGCAGGGAAATACGGCGCGCGTACAGCCTGCAGGCCCCCCATGCGTTTCTGGCTGATGATCAGATCAGCGGCCAGCTTCTCCGTGTTCTCCTGGTCTTTGTTAACCAGCGGGAAATACTTGTCAGACAGCAGCTCACGGCCACAGACCACCACCAGATCATCATCATCCTGATACACCGGGTCGATCAGCTCGTTGACCGCATCCATCACCACAGCGTCCAGGTTGGCATAATCGCCACCCTTACCAACCTTCACGGCGCCTTTGGTGGTCACGCCTTCTTTGGTTTCGCTGCCCATGACATGATCCGGCGCATCTTCGCGGATTTTTTGCAGCCAGCCCTTATTTACGTCCTGCAGCATCGGGTTGGCGTCGCGGTCAGAGGTTTTGGCACGCTTCACGCCGTTGAACCCGATCATGATGCGGTCCAGAGCCTGGCGCTTCACGATGGCGTTACGGATCCGTACCTGGAAATCCTGGAATTTTGCCCACAGGTCCAGCTTTGCGTAGGTCAGCACCGTATCAAAGTTGGTCTGCTCGCATTTGTATTCCACGTCCGCCATCACTGTCGGGTCAGTTGGTTCGCGCTCTTTGGTGGTGGTATCCGTGGTTCCGGCAATGGTGCTACCAACACCCAGCCCCAGTAACTGGCCTGACTGCTCATCCACCGGGGTAATGTTAATCAGCGTCAGAAAGGCAGCGGACTGCTGGATCTGGTCTTCCAGCGTCTGCTGTACCGACGGCTCAACGGTGAATTTGCTGGAAAGTTCTTCCACTTCCACGTTGTTCAGGCGTGCCAGCTGCTGCAGGTAGGCGTTAAAGGCAAAACGGGTTTTCTTTTTCATTGGTTCTTATGCTCCATCAGCAATTGGTCAGTGTGCCTGCCGGTGCGTTTCCGCCCGGCGCGCGCTGGCGATAATCTTTGCGGCTGTCTTCCTGGCTCAGCCGCTGCTCCAGTTCAGCAAAAGCGGTCTGCTGTTCCTGCAGGGAGGCTTCCAGCTCAGCAATGCGCGCATCCTGCGCAGACAGGGAGTGATCAGTGCGTTCGCTCAGGTTTTGCTGTTCAGTAGCAATCAGCTCCACCGCGCGATGCACGTCAGAAAAACGCGCTTCATCGTTCTGTTCTTTTTTGGTGAACATCGCGGCAACGCGGGAAAACAGGGAGGGCTTTTCGTCCTGGACTTCTTCCCACTCGATCAGCGTTTCTTCTGCGGCGGAAAAGAGGTTTTCAGGGTTTTGCTTGCGGCCTGCCAGGGGGTTACTTCTGGCGCTGGCGCTAAACTGCAGCATTTCAGTACCGAGGCTTGCGGGATCATCCGTCGCCGCCAGGCCAACCAGGTAGGCTTTGCCGGTATCGGCAAAACTGGTATTGACCTCCATTGAGGTAAACAGCTTTTGCAGATTACGGGTATACGCCACCAGGTCCTCTGACGGGGTGATCCACGCATACAGGGCCATTTTCCCTTTCAGCGGGCCGTCTGCAATCTCCTCTGCCTCCAGCTTATCCACGGTCCCGAAACGGCGGAATGGGCTATCAGGGGTGTAACCCTTGATGTGCTCAAGATTAATCAACGCGGTATACACCTGCGGGTCATAGCTCGCCGCCATCTGTTCCAGCCAGGCACGCTCAATATTGCGCCCGTCTGTCGTTGCCCCTTCCACACCGATGCGGAAGCGCTTTGCTTTTACAGCCATGTGACCGACTCCATCAAATAACTCTGTGAGGCCTTATGGTTGCTGCGATGGAGGGGGTGAAACAACGCGCGGACCTTGTGCGGTAAACCATACAAAGGCCAGCCGGGGAAAGGCGCCAGGCAAGGCCGTATGTTTGTGCCATGGAAACGATGACCCCCGCAGACCTCGATCCCCGCAGGCAGGCATTACTGCTGTATTTTCAGGGATACCGCGTAGCCCGCATTGCTGAAATGCTGGGCGAAAAAGTTGCAACCGTTCACAGCTGGAAAAAGCGCGACAAGTGGGGCGAATATGGCCCACTCGATCAGATGCAGCTCACCACTGCCGCCCGCTATTGCCAGCTCATCATGAAGGAGCACAAGGAAGGGAAAGACTTTAAAGAAATAGACCTGCTGGCGCGCCAGTCAGAGCGCCACGCCCGCATCGGTAAATTTAACAACGGCGGTAATGAGGCGGACCTTAACCCCAACGTGCAAAACCGCAACCGCGGCCCCCGCAAGACACCAGAAAAGAACCTGTTTACTGACGAACAGATCGAAAAGCTGGAAGAAATTTTCCGCAACGGAATGTTTGAATATCAGCGCCACTGGTGGGAAGCAGGAATTAAGCACCGCATCCGCAACGTGCTTAAATCGCGCCAGATCGGCGCTACGTATTATTTCGCGCGTGAAGCGCTGATGGACGCCCTGATGACAGGGCGAAACCAGATTTTCCTGTCAGCCAGTAAAGCCCAGGCGCATGTTTTTAAGCAGTACATCATCGAGTTTGCCAAAGAAGTCGACGTGGAATTAAAAGGCGATCCCATGGTGCTGCCAAACGGCGCCACGCTGTATTTTCTCGGGACCAACGCCCGCACCGCACAGAGCTATCACGGCAACCTGTATCTTGATGAGTATTTCTGGATCCCGAAATTTCAGGAGCTACGTAAAGTCGCCTCCGGCATGGCGCTGCACAAGAAATGGCGCCAGACCTATTTCTCAACGCCTTCCAGCCTGACGCACAGCGCTTACCCGTTCTGGTCCGGCGCCTTGTTCAATCGCGGGCGGGCAAAAGCTGATCGCGTTGATATCGACCTGACCCACTCAGCCCTTGCTGCCGGTCTGCTTTGTGCTGACGGTCAGTTCAGACAGATCGTGACGGTGGAGGACGCCGTGCGCGGTGGCTGCAACCTGTTCGACCTCGACCAGCTGCGCCTGGAGTACAGCCCCGACGAGTACCAGAACCTGCTGATGTGTGAGTTCATCGACGATCTCGCCTCCGTTTTCCCACTGGCTGACCTGCAGGCCTGCATGGTGGACAGCTGGGAAGTCTGGGAAGACTTTCAGGCGCTGGCCCTGCGTCCGTTCGGCTGGCGCGAAGTCTGGATCGGCTATGACCCGGCGAAAGGTACCCAGAACGGTGACAGCGCTGGCTGCGTAGTCATTGCCCCGCCGACGGTGCCCGGCGGTAAGTTCCGCATCCTTGAGCGTCACCAGTGGCGCGGAATGGACTTCCGCGCCCAGGCAGAGGCCATCCGCAAACTGACGCAGCAGTATAACGTGACCTACATCGGCATTGACTCCACCGGCGTCGGTCACGGTGTTTATGAAAACGTAAAAGGCTTTTTCCCTGCCGTGCGGGAGTTTGTCTATAACCCCAACGTCAAAAACGCCCTGGTGCTTAAGGCATACGACATTATCAGCCACCGCCGTCTGGAGTTTGACGCCGGGCATACCGACATTGCGCAGTCATTTATGGCTATCCGCCGCGCCACCACCGCCAGCGGAAACCGCCCTACCTACGAAGCCAGCCGCAGCGAAGAAGCCAGCCACGCAGATTTAGCCTGGGCAACGATGCACGCACTGTTTAACGAACCGCTGCAGGGCGAAGCCGCCAATACCAGCAACATTGTGGAGATTTTTTAATGACTGAGAATACCGCACAGGATGTGATGCCACCCGATGTACAACCCAATGATGCAGCAACTACCCAGGCGTTCAGCTTTGGCGATCCCATTCCGGTACTGGACCGCCGCGAACTTCTGGACTACGTAGAATGTGTGCAAATGGACCGCTGGTATGAGCCGCCGGTGAGTTTTGACGGGCTGGCGCGGACCTATCGCGCCGCTGTACATCACAGCTCACCGATTGCCGTTAAGCGTGACATTCTCAGTAGTACCTACATCCCCCACCGCCTGCTCAGCCAGCAGGCTTTTGCCCGTTTCGTCCAGGACTATCTTGTGTTCGGTAACGCCTATCTGGAAAAACGGACGAACAGGCTGGGCGGCGTCCTGTCACTGGAGCCATCATTGGCGAAGTACACCCGGCGCGGGATTGACCTTGATACTTACTGGTTCGTGCAGTACGGCATGACCACCCAGCCTTATGAGTTCACCAAAGGTAGCATATTTCACCTGATGGAGCCGGACATTAACCAGGAAATCTACGGGCTTCCCGGCTACCTCTCCGCCATCCCGTCAACACTGCTCAACGAGTCGGCTACGCTGTTTCGCCGTAAGTATTACATCAACGGCAGTCACGCCGGGTTCATCATGTACATGACTGATGCGGCACAGAATCAGGAGGACGTGAACAACATCCGCCAGGCCATGAAAAGCGCCAAAGGGCCGGGCAACTTCCGCAACCTGTTTATGTACTCACCCAACGGAAAAAAGGATGGGATTCAGATCATCCCGTTGTCAGAGGTGGCGGCAAAGGATGAGTTTTTGAACATCAAGAACGTGAGCCGCGATGACATGATGGCCGCACACCGCGTACCGCCGCAGATGATGGGCATTATTCCCAACAATACCGGCGGCTTTGGTGATGTGGAAAAGGCCAGCCGCGTCTTTGTCCGCAACGAGCTGAAGCCGTTGCAGAGGCGTCTACAGGAGCTTAACGACTGGCTGGGTGAGGATGTTATCTCCTTTGAACCCTACGAGCTGGGCGCCGAGTAGAGGACATAAAAAAGCCCGGCTATGCCGGGCTTCATGCAAAACGCACATTTGGAATTAAGCAGCTTTCTGCTTTTCTTTGAGCTTGCCATGCAGCTCATTTCCTTCAAATTTGCAGTCCTGCATCATATGTGGGGCCGCTTGAAGTAGTTCTTCCATCGCGACGCCCATACGGCTGAAAACATCAGATACGGAGTAATGCTTCTGTGTTTTCTTGTCACTATGCGTCTTAGTCATGATTTCCTCTTAGAGGTCAAGCCTCATCATCCGGTGGTGGATGTTTGGCGCAACATTGTATCATTGCGCACAATTTTATCTACTGTTTCTTAGAAGTAATGTAGCGTCTTACCACATCAGTTATTGTAGCAAAAGGTGCTGAAAGCAAGCTGATATCACCTTTAAAACCAAATTTTTTATAGTGGTCAGCAACTTTCTGATTCAGTGCTTCGGGGATGCGAATCTCTTGACACCCCACTGCGCTACCGAAAAGATACACCGCCCACAAAGTCACCATAAACATGTTGCCGTATAGAGGATGCTCTACGTCATCATCTTTCACGAAAGACTCCACAAAGTGGATCTCTATAACTCCAGTGTCCTCATCAAAGGTACACATAGCAGCGCCAGAAGGTATATGCCTTAACGGGCCAGCCAGGAGTTTCAGGCAAAACTCAAACTTATCACTTCGATTACCATAACGAGAAAAACCATAATCCCATTCGAGCTGGGCATATCCTGTAGTCAGGATCACATAGTCCTCATCACTGATCGGACCAACAGCCAACGGCATCTTCAGCGTATCGAGAAGAAACTGAAGGTTGCTAATACTTTGACTGGCAATCTGTTCTAAGTTCAATTCCGTGTCCTTACTGGCAGCATCAATGGCTGAACATTTTAATGCCATTTTCGGACAAAGACTATAAAACTTTATGGGACTTTAGCATGTGTTTTTCAAGGCTCACCACCTATCACTGTGATACGTGATAGAACACAAAATCTACAGCCAAACCCTGAACGAACTCAACATTTATTTTAGAATTCCGAAACGGCTAGGCACGATTTGCGCAGTGTATTGTTAGCCCCATGAACCAGCAAGAAACCTCTGCCCTCATGTATGACGCCTCCGCCCTACCTTCTTTGCCGGACAGCAGCGGCCCGGTGAATGCACCAAATCCTCTTTATCCTGACCCGTAGCGCGCGCTCGTATCCCCGCCACGCCTGCCCGCTTTGTGTAGTGGTTTTCATGCACCTGCATGAGATATGAAAAAGCCCGCCAGAACTGGCGGGCCGGAGCTAAAACGATCCTCAAACGATCATGCAGATTCATGCGGCATAGTCATGCACTCTCTTTTTTTTCAGGTTAGCCTGAAATCCTCGTCAAAATCCATAAAGTTTTCAGCTACTCGCGATGAAAGGATGATGTACTTAATCCCCTCATCCAAGGGAACTGGGCGATCAAGTTCAAGCATAAAAACACCATCATAGGTTTTACCCAGCCAGAACCCGCCGCCGCAGGATTTTGGTCGCTGAAAAAGCACCCAACCACCCGGAACAAATTTCGGCAGCGGCTCATAGCGATAAATAACCTGATAATTACTGTCTTTAGACCCCATAGCCTAACGCCTCGCCTTGCTCGTTGTTCAACCTTGCAGGCGGTAAAAGCCAGTTTTATCGCCTGCAACGTTTTGTTAATGCAGCCAGCTGTCGTCTTCCCAGACCTGCTGCATAATTTCCATTACCCGCTGCTTATCCTCATCAAGTTTTAAGCCGGTCAACTCGATACCGTTGGCACTGCCTTTGCGAATGCGGATCGCCGTCTTGGGATATAAAGGGATCAGGTTGCGGTAAAGCTCGGTTTCGAGTGCTTCCAGTGTCGCCTGGCTAATTTTCTGCTCTTTATCAATCATTATTTCGACACGCATGGAGATCATCCCCCTAACTGGAAACATCCATTGACCGGCTGTATTCATGGCTACGAATTTTCGCCATTAATTCATCAGTCAGCTCAGAAACCCACTGGATAGCAAGTCGCTTCTCTTCATCGCTGCACTCACTAGCCGCTACAAGCTTGATAAAAAAATCAATACGCTGGAGCTTTAACGACTCCAAAAGGTAGTCCTGCATTTCCCCTCCTATCCTCACTACGGGATATCCGTTGCCATATCCCCACAAAGGGATATGACTATACTGTACATACATCCACTGGATATACATACAGTATAATATGATTTTCTTCCTGTAAAATAGTTTTTATCATTCAATCAGATGTGTCCCATATGGTGAGATAAAGGCATAAATTGTGCCCCTTCATCAGTACCACTGGCGCCATTTATCATCTTCCTGCAGCCTTTGGTTCCGGTAAAAAACACGCAGACCGGCACCGGATGGAATACTGCCGCCGCGCAGAAGCAGATCGATCTCCGCCTCCGAACCATCAAAGCCTCTCGATTTAAGTTCATACTCCAGCTGCAGGCGCTGCTGATTATCCACATCCTGTCTGTACCCTTTCCGGCGCTTAGGCTTAACCATGCGAAGCCGTGTGTTTAGCTCCCTCAGCTCCTTTTTGCTCATGCTATGGAGATACTCCTGCAGCTCCCGCTCATCCATACACGCAATATCCGGTAAATCATGCCCGCTTACGGCCCCGTTTTCGTTCATTTTTTCCACAGGGGGACAGTTATTGCCACGAGTCCAAGGGGCGCAAGCGCCCTGGTCGGCTGGCGCCTCCTGAACGTCAACGGCCTTACGAACCATTTTCCACTTCATCGCATGCGTGCAAATCCGGCCCTCAATAATCGGGGACCAGATGCCATAAATACGGATGCCGTGATCGCCATAGGCTGATGGCTCGTCATTGAGTTCATAAGCCGTTCGGACCAGGTGATGTTTACGCGGAACCAGTACGCCGCCCTGTTTCATGATGTAGGTGGCAAAACACCCGGCATCGGCTGCCGCCAGCACGGCATCCAGACGCGGGTTATCCAGTACCGGCGCACCGGCTTTTTTATCGGTCTGCTGTCGCGCGGCCTGGCCCGCCAGCAAACGCAGCTCGCGATAAGCCTGGCGGCCCGGTATACCGAAAAAGCGGAATTGCTGGACGCGATGCAGCGAGGCCCAGGCATTGACATGTTCGGCATTGTCCCGCAGTGATCTGCCGGTTTCTTTGCTGATTTCGTTAGCCAGGCCACGCCCGTCGATGTTCTTACTGATGTACTTCGCGATGTAGCTGGTCGGCGTACCCTTGCGCGGGTTGATCAGCTCAGACTTAAAGCGCGGGCCGGTATTGTTGCCCAGCTCCTCGCGGTCCTCACGGATGGCAAATTTACGCAGCAGCGCAGTGATGGACTTGCGGTCTTTTTTGCGCATGAAGCAAAGCAGGTGCCAGTGCACGGTGCCGTCATGGTGTGGCTCAGCAACGCGGACGCCATACCAGCGCAGCCCGGCTTTGTGCATCGCCTTGCGGAAAGCGGCGAACGTATGCACCAGATAGTCGCTGCTCTGCCGGACCGTTGCACTGGTCCATTTCGGGTTTGGTCTGCCGTTATTGAGCGTTGCGTGAAAGCGTGACGGGCAGGTGATGGTATAGAACACCGCGCAGTCTCCGCGCATTTCTGCGATCAGCTCCAGCCCTTTAACGCAGGCCATCATTTCGTTGCGCCGGTGTGCCGGATTGCTGCTGCTGGCGTTTACCACGTCTTCCATATCCAGCGTATCGCCCTGCTCATTGGTCAGCTCATGCGAGCGGAAGAACTCCAGCGATTTGCGGCGCTGTTCGCGTTTATGGATCACGGCCTCATAGCTGACATACGGAGACACCTTTTTGTTAACCAGGCAGACGGCGCGCAGCTGTTCTTCTCGCCATTCACACCGCATCTGCCACAGCTTGCGATACCACCAGTCAGCACAGAGCATACGGGCAAGCGAACCCGGAATAAGTTCGTACGGGACGGGGTTACGGCGGTGCTTTTTACGGCGCAGCCGCTCGAAGGCAGGCGGGATAACATCAAGGCGCATGGCCTCAGCGGCCACCCTTTCCCATGACAGGCGGATCTCTTCCGGCGTAACGTCTTCATCCGCAAACAGCTCACCGCAGGCAGCATCCAGACACATGCTCATGTGAGCCGCCACCAGGGTAGATAACCGCTTAACCTGATCCTGGTTCATTTCCGGCAGAACCAGTAAGCCCTCCAGCCCGTCGTGGCTCGCCATAAACCGGAATGACGCAGAAACCTGGCTGGCACGCACGCGCTCCAGGCGTTCCAGGCACGGCCTGATGGTTTCACGCAGATAGCGGGAATATGCCTTCGGCTTGCCCAGGCCCTCGAAATATTTAATGCGCTCAAGCAGTGGCTTGCTGATATGTGATGGTTCAGCGCTTACGTCTGCCAGAATCACCAGATCGGGATTAAACCGCTGCTGCTCGCGGGCCATTTTGGCACGGCTGATCAGCCGGTCCTGCTCCATTTCACGCTGAACAGGATCACGGGCTTCATTGTAGAAATAGCGCTCCCAGACCTCATCGCTCATCGCCTCACGGCGCAGCTGCTCCTGCTCGTTGTCGCTGGCGTAGAGAGCGATCAGGTTTGAAAGCGCAGACACCGGCGCAACTTCCGCCGGGTCCACATACGGGTTAACCGCTTTTTTCGGGGCATTCCAGACAAAAGCAGCGGCGGCATCATCTGCACCGCCGTAGTTTTTAACGTCGTGATGGCTCACACAAATACTCTCTTTGGAAAGTTTCGTAAGACGCACTCACGACTGGATACGCTGCCAGATCAAACCCAGACCAGATCAGAGGTTGAGAAACAGCGATAATTTCAGTTGCAGACTTACCATCACCACCGGCAACGCCCATACTGCGTTTTGCGTTAATACGGTGGCGGGTAAAATTCTGGTAAATCGCGTTCGTCAGCTCAGTTTCACTGTTCGACACAACAACCTGATGGCCTGCTGATGCCACTACATCAAGAGTCGTCGCCAGGCGACGCTGTTCAAGCTCATTGAAACCATCAGTGTGATAATCGGTAAATGTTCCGTCATAAGGTGGGTCGCAATAAATCACATCACCTACTTTGACCATCGCTAAAGTTTCCTCATAGCTGGCACAAATGAAGGTGGCGCGTTTTGCTTTCTCTGCAAATGCTCTGATTTCGTCTTCCTGGAAATATGGTTTTTTATAATTCCCGTATGGAACGTTAAATTCACCTTTCCTGTTATAACGACACAGGCCACGATAGCCGTGGCGATTGAGATATAGGAAATATACTGCTTTCATGAAATCAGTAATTTCAGAGGAATGATTAAATTCATGCCTAATGTTGTAATAAGCTACCTCTCTATTCGCAATCGCAAAAATATTTTTTGCGCGTGATACGAAAGCTTCACAATCAAGGGCAATTTTTTTATAAAGATTGATAAGATCTGGATTAATATCCGCGACAAGATAATGAGGATACTCTGTCGCCATCATCACAGCGCATGAACCCGCGAAAGGTTCAACCAGTCGCGGGCCTGCAGGCAGGTGCTTTTTCAGCTCATGCATGACGGCGGTTTTATTGCCCGCCCATTTCAGGATGGTGCTCATACAGCACCCCCATTGTAGTGTTTGCCTTTCAGCTCTGCGATTTCCTGGCAGGTGACGCAGCACTGCACGCCAGGAATAGCGCGGCGGCGAGCGGGCGGGATTGGCGCATCACATTCGATGCATAAAACGCGGGAAACGCCCGGCGCTTTACTGCGGGCGGTGTGGATGTGCCGCTGGCGTTCTTCTTCAACGCGCTGCTGTACGAGGTCCATAGAATCAGCCATCAGTGGATCTCCTGCGCTTCGTTCTGGAGGTTTTCCGCAGCAACGCGCAGCAGCTCCGCCGCCTCAACGTGATTAAGCTGGCGCGATGTAATGTGACACGCCAGGCTATCAAGACGGGCAGCCATTGCCGCAGCACGTGCGCGGCGTTCTTCCATGCGGGCCTCTGTCAGTATCTGGTTAAGACCTGCATCATCCGGGCCGATTTTGTTGGAACGGGTTTCGATATTTCGCATTGTTGTTTCTCCTGAATTTGGGCAAAAAAATGCCCGGCGGGTTTACGCCATTAATTTCACTTACTGGTTAATTCGGCATCGCTAGCCGTTTTGGAAATAAACTCACGACTGCGCGAAGATGGTTCATCACACCAATAAGTGCGGTTACCTCGTCACTCGTCAGCTCACTAAATTCAACGCAGTGACGCTCCTTGCTAATATTTGCAAGAAAAAATAATGCAGCAAGCACACGATTATTCAGCTCGTACTTTTCATCACGCTTATCACGCATTTCGTTAATAAAACGATTAAGTTCTTTTTCACAGTCGCCATATAGAGCGGTGCGTAATACAGAAATATGATTTAACGCACTGGCACGCTGCCCGGCGCTCATATTGATAGTGATATCTTCAGCTTTGAAAGCCATGACATTCTTTTCCTGTTACCGGTTAAACCTTCCAGCAGCGCATCCTGAGAGCGGCACGGATGCCAGCGCTTGCCATCCTTCCCCATGATCCAGCCATGCCCGAAATGAGGTGATGGGCTTTGCTTAACGAGCAGCGATGCGAGTGATGGTTGTTTAGTCAACATAGCCACCTCAGATCAAACCAAACGAGGCACCCAGGCCAGTGACTGTATCAATGGTGCTGGCCATCGCCGGGCTTGCCTGCAGGCGCGCCTGCAACGTCACTGCGGTTAATGCCATCAGTCGAGTAACTGAATTGATGCTATCAACAATCTGGCGGCGCCCTGCCGTTGTGTGCGCTTCGCCGGAAACAGCGCCGGCAGCCACGCGGCCGATTTCTGCCGTAGCTTTTAGAACATATTCCGGCATCTTTTCGCGCGCGACTTCGTTTAGCGGCACGCACGGTAGGCAGTGGATCTGCGCCAGGAAACCATCAACCAACGCTGAATCCTCGGTCAGATCAGTAAGCAGCCAGATATCCGGTGCGGTAAGTTGGTGCGGCTGGTCAGGGTTTAGCTTATTGCGCAGTGTCTGGACATTCATTCCCGCCCGTTCTGCCAGTTTCGCCATGTTGTGACGCAGCGCGAAAGCCCGGCAGGCTTCATCAAAATGCGGATGTTTGGAAATCCTGAAATCAAACATGTTTTTGGCCTCTCTATATCCCAAAATGGAACTATCAGGCTTGCATTGCGATTTCGCAGCCTTGAGCCGCTTCCATCGTCAATGCAAACATGTTTACTTCGATAAGGCTGTTTACCCCTTCCTTTTTACGAATTGGAAGGCGACCTTCACGGATCATTTGGCGGGCGTAGCTGAGTTTGTAACCGGTACGGCGGCAGAACTCATCCAGGGTAATGAATGGTTCAGACACCACAAGATTGATGCTAGGGCGCATTGATAATTGGCGACTCATGATGCACTATTCCTCGGTTTGGGTGCCTAACTCACTATTAGGCACTGTTTAACACTATTCAAAACATCTTGAATCGAGATATTAGGATCACAAAACAACCATGTCAACACGAAACTTAACGAATAAAGATGACGTAAAGCTGATTCGAGATTTCATATCTCAAAATAGAGGCGGAAAAGAGGTCATTGCTCGCATTCTGGAAGCTTATGGTTTCACTACCCGCATAGCCCTCTGCCATCAGCTTGGCGTCTCGCAAAGCACTATGGCTAACAGGTATGCACGCGATACCTTCCCAGCCGACTGGGTGATCGTTTGTCATCTTGAAACAGGAGCATCACTAATTTGGCTTAGTACAGGGGAAGGAAGCAGGTTCCTTGGGGGCAACGATGAAAATATCACCTATTTAAAACGCATGGACATCACGAATGGGAATATCTCAACCCAAAACGATGTCATAGCTGATACATCGACAATTCCAGAGGGCTTGAATTCACCGTTCATCCTGAATGCTGACAAAACGACCTACCTTGCTGACCGTTACGATGGCGAATTGGTAGATGGGTTCTGGTTCATTGAAATTGATGGGATTGTAAGCGTCCGCGAGCTGTACCGCTTTCCTGGCGGACGTGTGCGAGTTGAGAATGGCAAGGCCTCTTTCGAATGCAAAATTGATGACATAAAAATCCTTGGGAAAATAATCACTCGTACAGAGAGCATGTGAATTATGGCTGTTTCAAAACTACCTAACGGAAAGTGGCAGACTCAGGTTTTCCCAAACGGTAGGGATGGAAAGCGCATCCGTCGCCAGTTCGCGACCAAAGGGGAGGCTTTAGCATTTGAGCGCCACATAAAAGATCAGGCTCAAGATAAGCCGTGGCTGGGCGAGAAAACTGATAAACGCCGCGTTCGGGATTTGGTTACAGCTTGGTATAACGCACATGGCGTTACGCTTGCTGATGGTGAAAAGCGTAAAGGCGCAATGGAGTTTGCCTGTCTCGCAATGGGCGATCCCCTCGCTACAGAATTCAACGCTAAACTATTCTCAACTTATAGAGAACAGCGGTTAAGCGGAAAAATAACCCGCTCTGATCGCGTTAAGGCTGTCACCCCTCGCACGGTTAACCTTGAACTAGCTTACTTTCGGGCCATGTTCAACGAGCTGAAAAGACTTGATGACTGGACAGCACCCAACCCTCTTGAAAACGTCAGAGAGTTTAAGATCGCAGAAATTGAGCTGGCCTGGCTTACAGTTGAGGAAGCGGCTCGCTTGCTGGAAGAATGTGAAAAAAGCAAGGCGGAGGATTTAACCATGATTGTTAAAATCTGCCTTGCAACCGGAGCAAGATGGGGTGAGGCGGAAAGTTTAACTGGAAAGCAGATAAGCCCCGGAAAAATCACTTTTATCAAAACGAAAGGTAAGAAGAACCGAGCTGTTCCTATCAGTGACGAGCTTTATGAATTACTACCCAAAAGCCGAACCTCTAAACCGCTCTTTACTGGATGTTACTCAGCATTCAGGAGCGCAGTAAAACGGGCGGGAATTGAACTTCCTGACGGTCAGCTTTCGCATGTTTTACGGCATACTTTTGCCAGCCATTTCATGATGGGCGGCGGCAATATTTTAGTTTTACAACGCATCCTCGGGCATACAGATATCAAAGTCACGATGCGTTATGCTCACTTCGCCCCTGACCACCTTACAGAAGCGGTTCAACTTAACCCATTAAACCTGATAAGTGGCAGCAAAATGGCAGCACAGCGCAGCACTATGCAATACTTTTCGACAATATACGAAATGCTATACGTTTGATTTAACTGTATATCTTTGTTTTTATTAGAATATATTTCGGACTCATAATCGCTTGGTCGTTGGTTCAAACCCAACAGGGGCCACCAAATTTTAGATTTAAAATCATATAATTAAGCCACCCGAAAGAGTGGCTTTTTTGTTGCTGAATTTTAAAATGGCACCACAAACCGCTGAGAAGCGCGCATGGCTTAGCGTGTTGTCGCTATCCCATTAAGAGGATAAAAAGTCCGTTATAACGCAGGGAAAATTTGCGCTTACGCTAAAACAGATAGCATTCTGCCTTAGCAAAATATTGCTCAGAGCATCTCGGGCAGCCCATAACCGCCGCACTCCTGTTGACTTGTGTCTAACTACGCAACGTAGTCTTAAAATATCTTTCATTCCTGCAATGCTGGAATTCATACTACTCACGATAAATGTAACAACACAGGTCAATTTCCGAAAAATAACCATAGCCTGCGCCAGCTGATCGAAATCAACGCGTTCCTCCCCCCGCTCTTATATATAACCCGCTGACTTACAAAAAGGATGAAATGATGAAAATACGGGATATATCAATCAGTACCTGTCTGGCACTGTTATTAATGGGTTGCGTAGCTAAACCACCCATGACGACGGAAAATGAAAGAGGCCGCCGCGTTTGCTTTTAATGTCGATGCTTCGCAGGTGACAATTTCCGATGCGAGGCAGCAGGATGTGAAAACCAACTTTGTGGTCACCATCGGCAAAACCAGCCATCGCTGCTATGTGACGAAGGCCGCCGAGCCGAAGCTTTACGGGCTGATCCCGCTGGGCGGCGGTAGCACCGTCTCGAATGCCATCTGCGCCGGCGCCAACCCGACGCTAGCGAGCAAAACCTGCGACGCCCTGTCGCAAAAAGCGGGCCGCTGCTGAGCCTTTGCGCAGAAGAAGGCCGCTAACTGCGCATTTAGTCACTTTTTCTGCCGTTTTACCGCGGTCGCTTAGTTCAGTGACCGCACCTGCTGATAAGAATTGAGCCGTTCCCGCAGCGAGGTGAGCCAGACATCCGGCTCCTGACGGCAGATTTCGGTGAGGATCGGCGTCAGCACCAGCTCGGCTTCATGGAAGTCGGTCCACTCCGGCGGCTCCAGTGAAAAAGGATCGTTCATCAGCCAAATCACCATCGGCGTCCAGGCGCGCGGATCCAGTTGCAGATAATCCTGACAGCGCATCATATCTCGGGTCCGCGCCTCATCGGGGACGACATCCTTTCCCACCGCGGCGCTACTCATTGCCAGTACTGTTATTCCTGCCAGCAGATGTTTCCAAACCCATTTTCGCCAGAAGGCGCGTTTTTCTTTCGCCAT